GCAGTTGCGGCGCTGGCAGGCCAGGCCTAGCGTGAGGACGTTGTCGCTCTGCGAGTAGTTGGCGCCCGACGTGAGCGCCGACGTGTTCGCCGTGGCGTTGAGATACGCGGGGTTGGCGAACGGGTTGACCGGGTCGACGCCCGAGAAGGCCATGAGGACGCCGTCGCCAGAGTTGAGCGTGGGAGACGGGCCGGTCTCGAAGTCGAACGTAAAGCTCGCCGCGGCGACGTCTGCGGCGTCGGCCGTCTTGAACGCCAGGACGGTCGTCGAGTCACTGAAGTCATACGTCCCGTACACGGTCCAGCCGGAGGGCATGGTGTCCAGGCGTGCCCCCACGAGGTTGTTTTGGGAGACGTAGAAGTGCGCCAGCATCAGGTCGCCGACCGCGAGCCCCGCGGGCTTCGAGAAAACGAAGGCCGCGCCTGCGCTCACAGAGACGATGGCGCTCGCCGAGCGAAACGACGGCGTCGTGCCACCGTGGCGCGCGCCAAAGAGGAGCGGCAGGCCCCAAAGCTCGGTCCCGGCCGTATGCGCCGCGATGGCCTCCACGCGGCCGTCGAGGGCTATGCGAATCTCGCCCGCGGCGGCGTCGTGGATACATTCGACGTGGTACTCCGTGTCTGGGTCCAGGGGCGTCGTGCCCACGACCGTCGTCCGCGTCGAGACGCCCGAGACGTGATTCTGGACCGTGAACTGGAGATAGTCGTCGGCGCGAATCTCTAGAGAGAACGCGCCCTTGGTGGCGATGGGCTTGAGCGCGCCGGGCGTCGACCCGTGGAAGCGCACGAGGCCCTCGAACGTCCACGAGCCCGCCTGCAAGAGCGAGGCCGTCGAGTCCACGGCGATGTAGTCGTCGACGCCGTCGAAGCGGAGCGCCTGGTCTGAGTCGAGCGGCAGGAGACTCGTGACGAGCGAGGGCGCGCCGTGAATCGTGCCGTCCGTGACGTCGATTTCGTCGTCGAACGACGAGGCCGAGTTGAACCGCCAGTAAGCAACGCACTCGTCGGCGTAGGCGAGCGTGTCGAAGTACGACGCCGTGGGGTTGGCGTCGAGCATGAGCTCGGAGATGAGCGTGGGCTGGGCCATGGACTACGAGCCCTCGAAGGCGAGTCCGCCCGTGCGGCGCTTGACGCCGTAGAACGAGCCACGCATGACCTTCCCCACCTTCGCCCCGTCGAGGTAGACGTCGCCGCCGCCGAGCTCGGAGAGCCCGCCCTTGGCGATGGCGTTGGCGAAGGGCGCGTCCAGCCCGTCGTTATTGAACGTCGAGTTACCGATGGCCGTGGCGATGGGGCCCTCGGCGGCCTTGAATCCGCCCGCCATGCCCCCGTGAAGCGCGGCCGCCATCGTGGCGCCGAGCCCCGTGAAGTTGTCCACGCCCTTGGTGTTCGCCCAATCGTCGACGGCGTACTTGGCGTCCTGGAACGGGCCGAGCATCATGCCCGAGTTGTCGGCCATGCCCTTGGCGATTCCCTCCATGATCGGCCCGCCGATTTCGCGGGCGAAGAGCAACGAGGGCGAGTTGATATGCAGGAAGCTCTTGGCCTTGCCCAGGATGGAGCCCCCGGCGCTCTCGATGGCGCCGAGCGCATTGCCGAGCGCGCCACGGATGCCGTTGGCGATGCCGTCGATGATGGCCCGGCCAATCTCCGCACCCGCGGAGAGCGCACGGCCGACCATGCCCTTGAGCGCGCCCCAGAGAGCGGAGAGGGCGGACGTCACCTTCCCGGCGATGGTCTTGAGGATGCCGATGATGCCGTCGAGGATGGCCTGGCCCAGGGCTCGCGCGGCCGCGGCGGCCGTGCCCATGACGCCACGGATGAGCGCCACGATGCCGTTGAGGATGCCGCCCGTTATTTCCTTGATGCCGTTCCAGACCCGGCTCCAGTCGCCATGAATCAGGCCCATGACGACGTCGATGATGCCCTTGACGATTTGGAGGTCGGCCTGGACGAGCGCCTTGACCGCGCCCAGCGCCGTCATAACGACGCCTCGGATGCGGCCCCAGACGGCCGTCACGATGCCAACGATGGCGTTCCATATCGAGGCCGATATGGCCTGAATGGCGGCCCACGCCGCGGGCACGTTGGCCATGAGCCAACCCAGGACCTCCATGGCGACGGCCTTGATGGCGGCCCACGCCTCGGTCACGATGCGGCGGAAGGTCTCGGAGTGCGTGTAGGCGATGACGAGCGCCGCGCCGAGCGCGACGAGCGCCGCGACCACGAGCACGATGGGGTTGCCCGCCATGGCCGCGTTGAGGAGCCACTGAGCCGCGGCCCAGAGCTTCGTTGCCGCGCTCACGACGATGGCCCCGGCCGAGTAGACCGCCATGGCCGCGTTGACGAGCACGACGCCCGCCGCGAGGCCGATGACGGCGACCGCGACCGCCTTGACGACGCCCTGATGGGCGGTCATGACGGCCGTGGCCTTCAGGAGTATCCCCTGGAGCGCCTGGTAGATAGGCAGGAGGCCCGAGCCAAGGCTGGCCGTCAGGTTGGCCGTCTCGGCCGCCTGGGTGCGCTCCGTGTTCGCCGCGGAGTTTGCGGTGCGCGCGAAGTCGCCATGGGCGGGGCCCAGCTTCTTGAGGATGAGCGCCTGCGAGGCGAGCATCTTGTTTTGAGGCGAGAGGGCGTTCTTGGTCGTCTTGACCAAGCCCATGCGGAGCGCCTGCTGGCGCAGGGCCGCATCGTTGAGCAGGATGCCGTACTTGCGGAGAGGCTCGACCTCGCCCGAGAGACCGGAGCGAATGTCCTCCAGCGCTTGGTCAACCGGGACGTTATGGAACGAGGCGAGGTCCGCGGCGGCCTGGACGAGCGGCTCGGAGAACTTGACGAGAGCGTCGCCCGTCTTGCCCACGGACTTACCGAACGTGCCGAAAGTCGAGACGGCGTCGAGGCCCGCCTGTTTCGAGATGCCGAACGATTTGGCGAGCCCCTCGCCCCACTTCACGACCGCGGGCGCGGACTTCCCGAACACGACCCCGGTCTTGGAGACCGTCTCATTCATATCGGAGGCGGCGTCTACGAGCTTCTTGGCCCCGATGGCCGCGCCGCCGATGATGGCCGCGGCCGGGACGAGAGCCTTACGAAAGCCCGAGCCCACCTTGCTCGCAAAGCCCGTTATTGAGGCCTCGGCGCCCTTGGTGTCGACTCCGATTTTGATGATGAGGTCCGCGATGGTCACTCGGTAGAGCCTCCCTGCCTGGCGGCGAGCGTCTTGAGCGCGGCGAGCATCTCGTCCGAGCTCTGGCGCTTACGGCCGCTCCAGGTCAATACAAAGTCCTTCAGCTTCAACCGGCGACCCTTCTTGCCAGCGAGCATGACTGCGACGGTATGGGCCACGAGGGCCGCGTTCCAATCGCCCCGTTCCGGGCCGAGCGGCCCGAACTCCTGCTCGTAGGCCCGCCACTCGGCGAGCTCGTGCGAAGGAATCCGGGCCAGTAACTCGGCGACGGTTAGGCCCAGGTGGGCCGCTAGCCGGAAGTAGAACCGTCGTTCGGGGCGTCGACGAAAGTCTCGGCCGCCTTCTTGACGTCCTCGTCCTTCAGGCCGGAGAGCCGCGAGGCGGCCTCCCAGACGCGCTGAAGCGCGCTGGCCGACTTCTTGCCGAGGGCGTTGACGTCCTGCTCCTTGGTGAACAGGCGCTCGCCCTCTTCGTCGCAGGCCGAGAGGTACACGAGCCGCGCCCGCGCGTTGGCGAGCGTGAGCTTCTGCGTACCGTCACCCCGGAACTGCACGAGCGAGGCCTCGTAGGCGTCACGCTCGGCGCCGGAGAGGGCGCGCACGCGGACCGTGCCGCCCCACTCCGGGACTTCGACGTCCTCGGTGCGCCGGTCGTCGGCGCCGAGGATTGCGTCACGGGTCAGTAGAGACATCGTGGGTGGTCTCCTTCTGCCTTACGGCGTGATGGTGACGGCGCCCGTGACCTTCATGGTGAAGGTGCCCGAGAGCTTGTCATCGTAGGGCGCGTTGCTCTTGAACCCGTTGATGAACGCGGCGAACGTGACCGTTGCCGCCCCCGAGTCCGTGAGCGTGATCTGCCAGTTTTTCTCGACGCCGATGGCCGAGAAAAGCGTGCCGTGGACGCTCGGGTCGTAGTTGAGGTCGATACTCAACTCACCCGCGTCCTTGAGGCCCGCGATGAACTCGCGCCAACCGCTGGCCGAGTCGTGCGTCGTGACGTCGATGGCGTCGACGTCGATGTCGAGGACGTCGATGCTCGTGACGTCCGCGACGTCCGTGAAAGTCTCGGGCGGCCCGTCGCCGTTGCCCATCCCGAGAGTGGTCCCGAAGGCGTCAACTCCAGCCATCAGTCGTTCTCCTTCTCTTCGTGGCCCTCGGCGTCTGCCGCGGGCGTCTCAGGAGCGGCGGGCTCTTCCTCGCGGGTCCAGCCCGACGATGCCTCCAGCCACTCGTCACTCGACGGCCGCTCGATGACGCGGCCGGTCGCTACGTTGCGGTACTTCACTAGGCCTCCCGTGTCCAGACGCGGAAGCGGTCGATACGGTGGCGGATGCCAGGCTCCGGGTCGACGAGCGTCTGGGAGAACTCGTGCTCGACGCGCCAGACGGTATGCCCGGCCACGTGAGCGTCTAGGGCCGCGGCTTGATGCCAGAGCAGCGCGACGACCCGGGCCCCGATTTGATTCCCGGGGCGATGGGATTCTGCGCGCGTCCACGTATGGAGCGTCGCGGCGGTCTGCCGCCCCTCCTTGCCGTGCACGCCGTCAGGCGTCGACGTCATCTCGCCGATGACGACGTAACCGTCGCCGTCCGCGAGCTCGACGTCCTCGGGCACCCCGTCGTAGGGGCCGCCCACTACGAGCGCCGCCAGCGTTGAGTCGCCACTGAGGAGCTCGTAGACGCCAACCTGGAGCGCGTCTGCGGGGTCTACTGCGCTCACTTCCTACCGCCTCCCAGGCTTGACTTGATGAAGGCTCCGGCCGTCTCCTTGAAGCGCACGCGCGAGCGTTCCGCCGCGGGCCCCATGAACGGCTGGGCCGGGTCCTTGTAGGTGCCGTGCTCGACGAAGGGGCCATAGCGGACGGTGGACGTGACCTTCCCGTCCAGACCGTTGGCCTCGGCCTCGATGCCCTCGCGGAGCTTGCCGGTCGGCCCGATGGGGGCCGAGTCCTTGGCGTCCGCCTGCACGAGCTTGACCTCGGCGCGAACTGCGGCGATGGCTCCCAGGTGGAGCTCCGCCGCCTTCTCCGCGAGCGCCCTGCCGAGCTCGGCCAGGCCCTCAATCGAGATAGAGCCGCCTTCAGCCACTCTGGACGACCTCGCACTCCAGGCGGTAGTAGGTGCGGCGGGAATCGTGCATGACGTCGCGCACGCGGAGGCGGCGCGCCAGTCCTGCGTCGAGCTCGTCGCCACGCTCAACGTCGGCGCCGTAGGTCGTATGGACGACGTGCGAGAGCTCGGCGCCAAGCTGCGCGGCGGCGAGGCGCTCCTGCGCGCTCGGTTGATTCACCTGGGCGCGAATGTCGCCGACCTCGGCAAAGGTCTTGGTACGACCGCCCGCGCCGTCGTCGACAAACGACGCGCGGTAGACGGTCACGGTCTCGTTGAGGCGGTGGCGAATCATTGGCGGTAGTGCTCCTCCATGCGCTCGACGAGGTCGACCGGGTAGCGAGTG